AACAGGCTGGTGCTGGACAAGTTAGTCCTGCGCAGGTCGGCGTTGGACAGGTTAGCTCGGGACAGGCTGGCGTGGGACAAGTCAGTCCTGCGCAGGTCGGCATTGGACAGGTTAGCTCGGGACAGGTCAGCCCTAGACAGGTTAGCGCCGGACAGGTCAGCGCCGGATAGTTCAGCGCCGGACAGGTTAGCGTCGGACAGGTTAGCCCCGGATAGGTTAGCCTTGAACAGGCTGGTGCTGGACAAGTTAGTCCTGCGCAGGTCGGCGTTGGACAGGTTAGCTCGGGACAGGCTGGCGTGGGACAAGTCAGTCCTGCGCAGGTCGGCATTGGACAGGTTAGCTCGGGACAGGTAGGCGCGGGGAAGGTTAGCGCCGGGAAGGTTAGCGCCGGACAGGTCAGCGCCGGACAGGTCAGCACCAAACAGGCTGGCGCCGGACAGGTCAGCGCCGCTCAGGTCAGCGCCGGACAAGTTAGCGTTAAACAGTTCAGCACCGATCAAATCGGCTATTTCCAGACAGGCTTCGCTCAGGTCGGCACCGCTCAGGACAGCGCCGCGCAGGTCGGCGTTAGTGAGGTCAGCGTGGGCAAGTCGGGCGTTGCGCAGGCTGGCACCGCGCAGATCAAACCCAACGAAATCAACCTCACTCAGATCAAAACCATCCTTAACGGCGGTTTCGATTGCTTCTCTGCATCTAGCAGCTCTGACCTCAAAGATCACGGCACCGGTGTAGCGGTTTTTAATTTGAACCATCGTTTTACTTTCGTCGAGATACCCTAGTGCCTCGTCGCGCTCGCGCTCTAGTCTCTCGCATAGCGCCAGTGACTGAGCCGCAAGCGCCTGCGATAGTCGCCCGTGCTTTTGCCATAGCTCATCCGTCTCCGGTGTTGGTTGGTCGCTAGATAATGTTGGCTTCTTTAATCCTGCCGCCTGATACTGAGCCACAAACTGGTCAATCAGTTTCTGGGTGGGCGCGTCGGGCTGGAAGTCCTCGGCCTTGTTGTTGGCTTCGCGCCAGAGTTGTTCGATTTGTTCTCGTGTCATCGGTTCAGGCGTCTACGAGTTTGATGGTGGCTGTGATGTCAGGAATCACTGTGCGCCGCACCTCGACGATGTGCAGCGGCAGGCACCACCTAACGTCGTTATCAGACCGGATGCAGTCGCAGGAGTCCATCCATAGGTCTCGCGCGTTCGCCACAATGGCGGCCTCGGCTGCCTTCATACTCGCATGCGGGCCGGACGCGCTATTGCCGTCGGTGTCAATGATCCAGAATTGAGGAGTCTGTTTCGGTGTTGTTGGCTTCTTGCTCATGTTCGTGGTTGGTTTCTTGCTCATGTTCGTGGTTGGTTTCGAGCCGTTCATATTAGAAATCAGCGCCGTCGTCAATATCAAATCGCACATCCAGATCGATTTCCCAAACTTTCCCGCCTCCTTGGCCTCGGCTGCGGACCGGTCGGACTACCTTATTGTGCAGGCAAACCTCTTCCAGAACCGTCATGCCGCGCCGGATGAACTCCAGATTCGAGCTATTTCCGACACTGCGGCCCCCGTTGCATTCGTGCAACGCCACCTGAAACTCAGTGAGCGTTCCGCGCCAAACCGGAGCAGCGGAGTACTCGCGCACCTTCTTCGCGAAGAACTCAACCATTTCGGCGATCGCGCTGCGGCTGCTGTTGTCGTAGGCGGCGGCTTCGATGAACGGATCGATGTAGGTTTTCACCCCGAATCGGCTGCTGTCGAGGATGCTCGCCGGAGCCTTCCAATCGTGTAGCCAGCGCAGGAAGTACGGCAGCTCCGCGTCGATGCGGGCTTCGTTCTCCGTGTTTGAGCCGAACTTGACCTTGTGCTTTTTGTTGATGCTCAACGCGATGACTTTATCGCGGTTGCTGCTGTCGAGAGTCGGCAGCGCGGCAAGCGAGTTGGCGTCCAGATTGAGGGACATCATCACCCGACCGCTCCACGGCAGCGACACCGCGTCGGCGTACTTCGCATGGTACTCCAATCGTGGGTTGGCAACGCAGCGCTTGGTAAGCTCGACGAACTTACGCTGGTCGGCGTACGTTGCTGCGGCGGTCTGGTCATCCACCACCCATGCGGCACTCCCACACAGGTCGCGGTTGAACGCGGTCTCGCCGGATAGGTAGGCCGACGCGTCGCCAAATCCGCCTACTGACTTTGCCACAATCTGATTGGTCAACAGCGTTTTCCCGAATCCGGTAGGGCCCAACAGGATTAACAGTTGGCCTTGATCCAGACGGTGGTTGAGCACCGCAAGATACAGGCGCTGATACCACGCTAGGAAATACGGGAGTGTCGAATTGCCATCAATGTCCGGCGCAAAGAAGGGCATGACGAAGGACTCGATCCACGGCCAGTAGATAGGATCGCCGTCCGCCGCCGGTTGAACCGCTCCGTTCTTGCAGTTGTTGAGAATACGGCAGCTATTGAACGCCACGACGCGCTGGTCGGAGAAGATGACCGGAGCCACTTCGTCGACGCGGCAGTCGTTGGAGATTGACAAGACGGCGTTCTCGATTTCCGAGAGCGGCTGGCCCTTCTTCGGTTTCGGAGAGAAGCCTGCTTTGCGCAGTTCAAGGATGAGCTGCTCCTTCGGGATCGTCACCGGCCCGCCGTTGAGCAGCTTGTAGAATGCCTTACCATTGAACCAGTAATGGTCGATCAGGCCGCTCAGCTTCTTGTCCTCGTACTGGTCGATGAACTTCTTGCCTAAGATTTCGCGCCAGCTGACGAAGCCCTTTCCGGCACGGTCGCTGTAGCAGACCATCCCGTCCTCGCGAACCTGACAGCCGTCGCGGTCGATGTTGTCGTCAACCCAGAACAGCGGGCCTCGAGCGCCGACAGCGAACTCGCCTTTCCAGCGTCCGGCAAACCGCTCCTCGACGGCGGCGGCGATATCCTCGATTGGGATATTGGTATCATCTGTCCGGATCGGCGTGTCGTTTGCCGTCTTCAGGAGCGTCGTGCGGATGGCGATAGAGGGTACAGGATCCCCGATGCGCGTCCACTCGCTGCCTAATTCATACGTCTGTGCCGGTTTGTGGCTGCAGTGGTCGAATCCGGCCAGCAGCATTGACGCGCGGAACGAGTCGCCGAGCCGCTTGAGGAAGGCGGAGGCAAGCTCCGGCGCCACCGGAATAGGTTCCTCGAACTCCCAAATAAGTCTGGCGTAGCCGGATTGGGTTTTGGTGCGCCACGTAGGAGCTGGAGCGCCGTCGCCTTTGATTTTGAGATGGTTGTCAATATCGTCCCAATCCACATGGGCGTCGTAGTCGGCGACAAAGCCGTAGAGCTTATTGATCGGGTTGTCTTCGTTGACGCGGATTGTCGGGTTGTCTCCTTCCGCCATCGAGTAGAAGCAGTGGTTTGTTGTCGCGTCGGCGCACCACGCGCGGTAGTCGGCCTTCGAGTTGAAGGAAGGCACGTTGCGCTGGAAGGTGGAGAGGTCGTTCGATAGAGTGACTGCGGACGAGCGGAGGTTGGTAATGTATCGGTATTTCATAGAGGCAGGTCTTATTTAGAATAGTAGTCTTCGATGTGGGCGTCGCTCGATAGGGGGATATCCGGAATCCATTCCGGAGGCGTGGCCATGATTCGTTGAATGTCGGTGAGCGCCTTTTCGGCCGCATCCTCCGCGACCTCGACGATGAGTTCATCGTGCACGTGCATAACGATCCGGTATCCGGCATCCTCTACGCGCACCATAATGTCGGCGAAGATGTCTCTGGCTAGGGCTTGGGAGCAGTTGTGGGCGATAAGGATCTCACCGGCATGCCCCATAACTACGAACCGGCTCCTTTTTCCACAATCCCTAATGTCGTATACCGGTTCGCGGCGTTCGCAGGAATTGTCGCGGCTAGCCCTATCGGCCATCCTGAGGCTATGCGGTACCTCAGAGTTGAATCTTTTACCCCGTTCGACTGAGCTAGATCCAGTATGTCCCCCGCAATCTTTGAGGGTTCCATTCGGCAATAAGACCTTACCAGAAAGATTCTGACAGGCTAATTGTTGGGCTAATTTCCACTCCCCGCCGTCTAGGAACTCGTGATCCGGAGTGCAGATAACTCCGTGGCACTCGATGACGGGCTGGAGACCATTGCTGATAAGGCCCCTATGGGATACCCACTCTTCCCCGTCCCACAGCTTGTCCGACTCAGTGACAGCTACAATAGGCTTCCATCCGGAGTCGGATAATACAAGGGTATCTCCGGCCAAGCAGTTTTCAGCTTGTAGGCCTTTCCATATGCGGAAGTCGCGGCGGGCTCCGTTGCGCACCATCTTGCCGATGTACTCGAAATAGCCGTGCCGGTTACGCATCCGCTTAAGCATGCCGTAGTCCATTGTCCTGCCGGACGGCAGCGTGACTGTCAGAGGCTGCTCAAGCGCGTGGGCCATGCGGCAGTCCTCGTCGAGCTTCGACCACAACTTCACAATCTTCTTCATCCTCCGCCGGTACAGGCCGACGTTGCGCTCGGCCTCCTCGAGAGGTATGCCCTCCTTCGCGGCAAAGCCATTAGGCCCCATCGCGAACCCGCAGCCTAAGGTCAGCATCTTTACCTGTGACCGGAGGTCGGAGCTATACTCTTTGAGCGGGCCGTTGGCCGGATCGTGCAAGCCGAGCAGCACGCCGAACGCATGATAGATATCCGGCGACTTGCGTATCTCCTCGAGGGCTTCCTTGTCCTGTGCCCACCAGCACAGCGTGCGCACTTCGATCTGCGACAAGTCGGCAATGATGAGCTTGTAGCCGTCCTTCGGTCGGATCATGCTGCGGAAGTCCACGCCGAACATCTCGCCGCGCGGAAGGTTCTGCAGGTTCAGGTTGCCGCCGCTGCCACTAAAGCGACCGGTAGGGTTGGCTCCGAAGTACATGAAGCCGCCGTAGAAGCGACCGTCCGGCATTGTTCCTGCCGCAAAGGACTCGAGCTTGCGCATGAAGGCATTGATCCGGCGGTAGCTCTGCACCGCGCGAGCCCACGGGCAGGCCTTCTGGTGCTCGGCGAACCACTTGTCGGCCTCCTCACTGTCCTGAGCAAGAGACACCGGAGGCGTGATGCCTTCCTTGCGGCACTGCGCGTTGAACGCTTTGCGCGAGAGTGGAGTATACTCGCCAATCCAAGGGATGGCCTGCTCCGCGTCGTAAAGGGCTTTCTTGATCTTGCCCAAATTGTTGTGCAGCAGGTTCTGATCCATCGGGACGCCACGCTGGCCGATCCGGCGGTTCGTCGCGCTGACTGCTCGCTCGAAGTCCGACCAGCCGTCGGAGAGCTCCTGCCAGAGGCGCAAGCAAAGCTCGGAGTCCTTGATCGCGTATTCGGTGACCTCCTTGCGGAACTCTTCCGACATCGACTCCCAACGCTTGCCTTTCATGTTGTCCCGCGTGGTCTTGAGAACCTCGAGGCCGAACACTTCAGCGGTTGCGTTCTTCAGGCTGCGCGGCTTGCCGAGGGCGGCGCACATGTCGGCGGTGCAATGCACTTCTCCGAACTCGACTTTAGGATACCATCCGGCTTCGACGCCGTACAGGTAGAGGCTCTCGTCAAAGGATGCGTTGTGCATCAGCACGCGGTGTCCGGCCAGCATCGGCCAGTTGAAATTTTTTGGATGTCCGGCGTAGACAAACCCGTCATCGCCGACGACGGTCACCATGTAGGCGTCAAAGGAAGGATGCGAGAAGTAGCCGCGCGGGCCTGCGGTCGTAATCGAGCACTCGTCATCGTAATAGGATTCAAAGTCTAAAGCGTAGGTAATCATGGTTCAGATTTTATTTTGGGCGTAAAAGAACCCTGCTCGCCAGCCCGATACAAAAACCGGCGAGCAGGGTGGGGTTGCCTAATTAGGCGTCGAACTTCAGCTCAAGCTGCTCCTCTTCCGGAACTGGCTTGCTGCGAATACGATCCATGTCGTTCTCGATGGCCTGAGCCACCAACATGAGACCGAGCTTCTGCGTCGTCAGGTGACCGGCGGCCTCATTGTGCTCAATGATGGTCTGGTCGATGTTGGCGATCACATCAGCGAGTTCCTTTGCTTGGGTGCTAAGGATTCCGAGCACACGCTCCGGACGGTCGATAACTGCAGCGAGACTCACTTGCCACCTCCGTTTCCAAGGCGGGCGGCAAAGGCGAGAGCTTCAGGGGAAGCTTCGTCCTTCGTGATGCTCAGCGTCGGCACGTACCAGCTATACTTGCCATTGCTCATAAGCTCCGTTCCGAACTGCCACAGGCGGGCAGCAAGGTTGACGTCCGGATTGAACGTCTGGAACGTGAACAAGCGCTTGTAGGTCAGGCGGTACGCGTCCTTCTGCACCGTGATGCGTGCGATCTGGTAGTTGTTGTCGCCGATTGGATACGGGAACAACTCGTCGTCGGCTCCGGCTGGCTGGGGGATCAGCAGGACGATTTCGGCGAACTCCATGATGCCGTACTCGCTCTCTTCAGCAAGGACGTCGGCCTCCGCTTGAGTGCTGACGATACGAGGAATCGTATCGCTGCCGAACAGAACGTCTTCCTTGAAGCGCTTCTTCGCCGCGATTACGATGACCGGAATCTTGGCTTCGGCCTCAAGCAGGACGGCATCCTTGTCGATGACCACCGAGCCGACAGGCCCGTCGATCTGCGACATTTTCTGGATGACGTTGAGCTTGGGGATCTCAATGTCGGACATGGAGAATCCGGAATCCTGCCGCTGTGGGGCAAGTTCGTGGGATTCGGCTACTGCGGGTACTGTTGCTTTGCTCATACTTCGGATTTCAGGTTAGCGATTTGGATCTTTGGCTTGCGCCTTAGGAAGGACTAGATCCGTTTGCCCTTCTTGCTTATTGTTAAGCAGAGATTGTTCAGTTGGCGGTTAGCGTGAAACGCTTGTTGCCGATAGTGACGATGCCCAAGTCGACGGCGGACGACTCGAATGATTCGACCTCATGAGTCTTCTTGCCTTTCGGCGCGCGGTCGTGGATCGCTTTGGAGAGCTGCGTAACCGTCAGGTCAGCTGCCTCGATGACGTCCTGCAGCGTAAGGCCGTGCTGCATTGCAAGTTGCGCGAGGCTGTTCTTGTCCTCGGTCTTCTTGAGGGAACCCATCGAGCGCAGCCGGAGGGTTTCAAACTCAGTGCCTTCCATTGCAAGACGCACTGCCTTGTGCTTGATGCCGCTGGCCCACTCCTCGACGATCTTGGCGACGACGTAGAGCTTCTCGAGCGTAGCCGGATCTTCAATGTCGCTCGAATGGATAGGCCCGTCCGGCAGCAGCTCAGGCTTATAGCGGGTAGCGACGTCGATGGCGACCGCGCCCAATGCCGGACAGCGATCCTCGAACATGCAGAAGCGGCAGTCGGTGCTAGGATTGAGGTTATCAATGTCCTGCTCGCCGGTGTACCAGAGTGGCCGGACACGCTCAGCGCGGCAGATGATCTGTGAGAGTTCAGCGGTGTAGGTCGCCAGCTCGCTGCGGTTGTAGAATCCGGAAAGAAGTTCGCCGCGCACCGGAATGCTGAAGACCGCTTTGATGACGTCGACTTCCGGAAACTTCTGGAAGACTCCGATAGCGTAGGCCGTTGCCTGAAAGTTCTGCGGCGGGCAGTCGATCTTCGACACGCCGGTCTTGAAGTCTAACAACAAACAGGAGTTACCGGAAACAGCTACGACGTCGGCAGTACCGAAGGTGCGGGTATGGTCGAGCTGAATCTGAAGGCGCTCTTCCATGTGGATGATAGGCTCCACTCCGGTGTTCTCCAAAAGCTGCATAAGTTCCGCGTCAAGGTCAGCCTTGCAGCGGTCATGGATGCTGACCTCCTCCTCGCTCTGTAGCGCGGAGATGTCTCCGGTCTCGAGCGCCGCGTGGATGCGGTTGCCCTTCTCGGCAGCCTCGGAAGTTCCGTCGCGGCCCTTGAAGCCGGAGCACTTGCTCAGGTACTTGATGCCGGACGGGGAGAACTCGGCATGTGGCCTCTCTTCTGCGGTTTCGTTGTTCATCGTTTCTGTTGATTAACTGTTAGCTGCAGGAGACTGCGCGTGAAGCGTGTCCATTGACAAGCGTTTTTTTTCAAGGGCAGCGATTATTTTTTCCTCGATGGTGTTAGACGCGACCAGAATCCTTTGTGTAGCAGGGCTTTTGGCCCCGTTGCGGTGGATGCGGCCTAACGTCTGAATGTAGTCTTTGACGTTGAAAGTCGGGGAAATCAGGCTCATCCGAGGGTACGAACCGTCAGTATCGTGCAGGCTAACGCCGACTCCTCCGGCGGCGATGTTGGCAATGATGACGTTCGTCTCGTTGCGTTGGAACCGTTGGACATGCTCCTCACGGTTGTCCGCGTTCTGGCCGCCGACGATGATAGACGCGTCCGGAAAGCTGGCGTGCAGCGCCTTTACGGTGTCGATGAAGTTCACGAACACGACCACGCTGTAGCCTTCGGCACACGCATCCTGTATCATGTTCGCGATATCCGGCACCTTCGCCGCCTCGGCGAGTTGGCGTGCGCGGAGGATCTCAACGAGGATATGGGGCTCCGGCGACATGCCTTCCATCGCGGCCTCGATGATTTCCGGAGTCACGCCGTGGGTCTTGTAGAAAGCGGCGATGTCCTTTAGCGATCCGAACTCCAACGGTTCGGTGATGATGTGGTTGTCGGCGAACGCGGACGGCAAGTCAGCCGGTGTCAGCTTGACGGCGTTCTGTTTGTACATCTGCGCGTTGAGTTCCTTCAAGCGCGACAGCGGGCCTGCCTTCCAGTTGTTCCAAGGATCTTTCTTGCAGCCTAACTTCATCATCCAACCGAACCAGCTCTGCCTGTCGGCGTCCGGTCGGTTGAGATTGTGTAGGCCTAACACGTAACCGATAGCCCGCATCTCCGTCGGGTCTTGGCAGGCAGTGGCGGAGAGCAACAGGCACTTGAGACCGGCCTGCTTTGCGGCGATGAGCATCTGGGCATTTTGTGTCCATGCCCCTTTGCAATTATGCACTAGTACGCCTTCGGCAAAGAAGCAAGGTACTTCATCGACCGATATATCGTAGCACGGGAGCATGTCTTCACTTATTTCGACTCGAAGAACTTTTGAATATCTAAGAGGGCTTGGTCTAGATCCTCCAATATCTTTTTGTTCGTCACCCGAAATACGCTCCACCCAGCATCTGCCAGTAATTGATCCTTCCGAGAATCCCTCTCCCGCACTTTTATCGAGTTGTGGGATGCCCCGTCCACTTCTATAGCCCACTTCCTCTCTTGGATAGCTAAGTCTACGATCATCAACGGCCACACCTTCACGGCCCCCCTCCCCCATACTACATACTCTGGGGTCCACTCCTGCGGTAAGGCTTCCATCAAAAGGCGCTGAGGCTTGGTTAACCCCGTACCATTCCCGCCGTTCAGGTGCTCGCGCGGAACTCCCCTTAGAGCTGCCGATACCTTCTCCCGAACTTCCTGAGACTTCATAGGGTTCCCCTCCCCTCTCATATCCTCCCATCTTTGCGTCCAGCTCGGGTGCGTACGCAGCGTATGACTCATTATGTCTCGACGCTGTTGACGTTCTTCGGAAGTCAGCGTCGACCCACGAAGACTCTGTGCGCAACTCCGTGAGCAGCACGAGGTCGTCGCCAATTTGGAGGGAGTCCTGAAATAGTCCTCCCCGCACCATTCGCAGGTCTTCTTTGCTAGCACCCGACGGCTTTGGTGTGCGCAGGGTCGGCACATCTTCGAGTTCTTGTTGCAGACCGGAATCCCGCACATCTGGCAAGACCAAACAGTGCCGTTCGGTGATTTGAACCGCTTCGGTCCATCCTTCTTGGGTGAGTATTTTGTGGTCATGCGAAGAGACTATTACGCCACCTTGATGGTGCACAATGCAAAAAGATTTTGATCCTGTGAATACATGACCGGTTACTCGCCTCGGTCCGGCTGGCGTTTCCACAAAATCACCTACCTTAAGAAGCTCAATAGGAGTATGCCCTGTCGGGGTGGCCACTCGGGTGCCTTCTGGCAAACAGTTGTGTACCTCGTCAAATATCAGCAGCGTGTCCGCCGGTAGCTGCCAGCGGAACATCTTCTTGGTAACCTTAACCAGATGCTCTGTTCCGCGTTTGAGCTTCTCGTAGTTGAGAACAAAGACAGGCTCGATGCCGAACTCGGCAAGCTCACGCCGCCAGTGGGGCATAACGATCTTCGGACAGATGACCGCAACCGGTACCTTCATCTGCCGCGCCACCGCGCACGCCACGACCGTCTTGCCGGTACCGGTCAGGCTGGAGTCCAGCGCGCCGTTGTGCTTGTTGAGCGCGGCGCACAGGAAGTCAACTGACTCCTGTTGCTTCGGAAATAGTGTCTTCATTGTTATTTATTAAGTCTTCTTGTAAATAGATTATGGCTTCCTGTAACTGATCCAGTAGATAGGAGTACTCATCGCTAACATAACGAGGCTCCTTACTCGCACGCTTGAAGAACTCAGCCTTCATTGCGTCAAGTATTACTTGCCTATTATCTGACACGACTAATTGCTTTGGCGAGTTCCTCCACCTTCTTGCGCAACATCGTCACTGTGGTTGCGGTATCATGTTCGCCGGAGGCGCGCTTCTCACACCAGTGGGCCAGCATGCGCAGGCGCAGCTTCGCTACATCCTCTGGCTTCTCCACTCCTGCTTGTCCTTCCGGTTCCATAGTTTCCTGTTTGCGTAGTGACGAGAAGTCGATGCTGCTGAACCGATCACGGAAGGTCTCGCCGTCGACAGCGCGTGGCAATGATCCTTTTCCTGCTCCAAATCCTTCCATAGCTATTAGAGGTTAGTGGTATCGTAATCGTAATCCTGTATGTCGATCCAGTTAGCCTCACCGGATTCCTGAATCCGGATTCTGATTAACTCTACTGCGTCAAACATAATCTTATCATAAGCAGCCGCTGCGGCTTTGCGGTCGCTGAAGTGGAAGTTGGCGGATGTCATACCGGCTCGGCTCTCGCCGTAGACGATCTCCGCATGGAGATAGCGCATGTACTGCCCGACGTTGAGGAACTCGTGCCATAGCCGCGTGCGGTCTTCGCGCGTAAGCCAGTCTTCGACTGAGTCGTCGGCGCAAGTATACTGGACATACTTCTCAGTTACCGTAATAGCAACGCGAGATAAGTTTAACGGGCTATCATTCATAGGTGAAGGTCTACTGTCTTAATGTAAAGGTTACTAATCGCTGGCGTTTGTGGCTTCTTATTGTGAAGGAGCCAATAGTATAGAATACCTTTTGCGTCCGGTGATTTCTTGCACTGCTGGATAACAGCGTAACGGCGCTCGTGCCAACTTTCTAAAATATCCCTAGACTCAGAGGCATTTTCAAGTTGTTGTATTCTGGTATCCTCGATATACGCGGCGGCTCCGGCAGCGCTGCCAAACACCGCGTGCAGCTCTTCGGTATCCATGTTGATAACAGCGTAGGCGTCCATTATAGGTTGTCCTCGTTTGACGGCTCCTCAGTCTTATACGGTATGTTGAGATTCAGAGTACCGAAGTTCTGCGCGTCCAGAACGATCATCGCGCTCGCGGCAACGTGTGCCAGATGCGAGATACCGGATTCAGGATCGATGAGTTCGCCACTCCACCAGCTGTCCAGATGGCGCTTGATGGCTCCTACATAAGTGCTGGCGCAGACATTGTTGTGCAGCCAGTTGAACTCGCCGTACTTGTCAGCCCCTCCTCGGAGCACCCATGCGATGTCCTGCATAGGATTAGGCGGCAGCAAGTGCAGCGGGCACTTGAGCGCACCGGCAGCGCCTTTCGGATCGTCTTTTCTAATAGTCATCGTTTATCGGTTTAGAGATTTACTGGTCGTCGTCCTTGTCGTACGGCGAGCAGAGCGCGCCTAACAGAATTATGGCCACCAGTACGGCTAGCAAAAATTGGATAGTCATCTCGTACTGGTGGCTTAATCCTAACGGAAGCTCTCAATAAGGTTAGCCAGCTCGCAGCGGCCTTCCTCATGGAGCTGATAGAGCAACTCGTCGAGTTGATCCTCCGGCGACTCTTCCTTTACGCGGGCCTCGGCGATCAGTACGTAGATCTCGGTGGTCACACCGGAGTTCTCCGTGATGATCTCGGCGCACTCGAATGCCTCGTCCAAACAATCTAGCTCGTGGTACTGGTCGTCTCCGACAGCGTGAACTAGCTAATTACTCTCTGCTGTTTCGTCTTGCATAACGCCAACTGTCCTAACGGAAGGCTGACGGACGGGCAAGATAAATTTCAGAAAAAGTTCAAGGGCCTACGAATTACTGAGAATCCGTTCGATCTCGTCGGCCAGCTCTTCAAAGGTTAGGGTCTCAATATCGCGGATCTCGTCCGGCTGGATGTCGAACTCTTCCTGTAGGAGGCTGAGGAACGAAGAGTATCCGGCATCCGGTAGCCAGTCCGCCGGACGCTCTGTCCATGGAATGCGAAACTTCCGGTTGAGAATGTCTTCAAGGATGGCGCTCAGGCGGTCTGCGATGTCGAAGCTCATAGCGTTCTACGGTGAAATTCTGCGATTAGGGCTGCGTCTACTAACCCGTCATGGGCGACGCGGGATCGTTTGGTGGCGAGCCATTGCTCGTCCGGCCAGAGCTTGTTGGCGGCGCGCAGCGCAAACACCTTTGTCATCTTTGCCGGTACCACTCCGAGCATACTCTTCTGCCAGTCGCGCACAGCGATGCGTTCGACCGCAATGCCTTTGGTCTCCGCCATGCCGACGATCTTGCCAAAGCACAGCGCCATTGAGCGGATTGCCGGTGAGCTTTTCGCGTGCCGCAGCGGCTCCTCAATCGCAATGACAAGGCGCTCTCGGTTCAGCTCGTCGAGCAGGCGCAGCAGGCCGCGAACACACGGCTCGGACTTGCCGGACACTTCTGTTAGCGGCATCGTCTCGCGCAGGAGGATGTCGCCGTTGGACACCGCGATAGCGGTAAGGCCACCGGAGATGCCGTTGTCAATTCCTAAGACGACCGTTGGCTCACTCATCGTCGTCCTCGTACGGCTGGGCGTCAATCGTGCGGTTCTTGCTCATATCCGCCTTCGTGTTGTTGAGCACGTTGATGTCAATGGTAAGGGTTCCGGCGGAGCCGGAGCTGTTGCCTTTCGGGTTAAGGCCCAAGCTGCGGCGGATGAGCTGGTCAAGTTCGGAAAGCTCGCGGATGGTTCGAGGACCGCGCACGTTCGGCAGGTTGTCGCGCAGCATTCGGATCGCGCTCGTCGCGACGTAGGCCTGATACTTGTCAGCCGGAGACGACTGGTTCTGCGCGACCTCAAGCAAAGCCTGCTGCTCATCGTCCCGCGCCTTCAAGTAGGGGTCGGTGATGATGCTGTCGGTCTCGGCCTCAAGTCGGTCGGCAAACTCGTCGGTGATCTCTATTTCAGAGAAGACATCCTCCGAGTCCTGCGCCGGTGCTTTCTTTGCCGTGAGTCCGGCTTCCTGCAGCCAGCGGCTCGCCGTTTGCCGCGTGACGCCGACCTCGTCCGCTATGCGCGACACGACGGTCACTCCGGACTCGAATAGGTCGAGGCACCGCTGGCGCTTCTCGGTAGACGATCGCCGACGTTGAATACGCTCCTCAGCCTCCTTCTCGCGCTGCTTGGCTAAGGTAGATTTCTTTTTCCGTTTGGCGGCCACAGATGCTAGAGCAGCAATAAATTTAAGCGTTGTCAAACAAATTCGTGCTAGATACTATGCGTGACGTACTAGCACCACTATGGGCCGACCTAAGAAGACTCCAGATAAGACGCCGAAGAACTCAGCCGCAATGGTGCTGGAGCCGAGGATAGATCCTAAGACCAACATGATGGATGTCGGAGGATACCCGATACCGGTTACCAATGCGCTAACGGCGCTGCTGTGGGGATTTGCGAATCACGCTCACCCGAAGGCTCGCGAGTATTACTTCTGGCGCGTCGCCGACGAGCTCTGGAATCGCGACGACTTGCCGGAGCACATGTTCTTGAAGCATCCTTGGGCGGAGCAGATTATCCACGAGTGCATCAACAACAAGTACTTAGCCGTAGGGGGCGCGGCTAGCTCCGGAAAATCGCATACTCTAGCCGGTTACGGCATCATCAGCTGGCTGGCCCGTCCGCGCGACACGCTCGTCCTGATGACCTCGACATCGTTGCGCGAGGCCCGCAAGCGTATTTGGGGTTCGGTCATCTCGTTGCTGTCGGTCATCGAAGGCGCGCCGGTCAACATCCGCGACTCGATCGGGTCGGCCAACTACATCGACGAGAAGGGCCAGACCTTCGACAGAGCAGGTCTGTCGCTCATCGCGGCTGAGCGCAGCCGTACCCGCGAGGCCATCGGCAAGTTCATCGGTCTTAAACAGAAACATGTCATTCTAATTGGTGACGAGCTTGGCGAACTCAGCGAGGCTATCATGCACGCGGCTCTGAGCAACCTTTCCAAGAACCCGAAGTTCGAGTTCAAAGGTCTGTCCAACCCTGCGAGTCCTTTCGATGCGTTCGGCACGTGGTCGACTCCGGCCAACGGCTGGGAGTCGGTGCAGCCGGAGACCGACGACGAGTGGCTTACAAAATGGGGCGGCAAGTACATCCGGCTCGACGGCGAGCGCAGCCCGAACGTGCTTGCCGGTGAGACCATCTACCCGTTCTTGCCGACGACGGAGAAGATCGAAGAGGACAAGGCGCTCCTAGGCGAGAAGAGCCGCGCGTACATGCGAATGGTGCGGGCGGTCTTCTTTACCGGCGACGAGGATCAAGGCGTCTACAACGACGCCGAGATCATCAGCTCCGGCTCCACGCTGAAGGTGGAGTTCAAAGGAACCACCCGCATGATCGGCGGGGTCGATCCGGCGTTCACCAACGGCGGAGACCGAACCGCCATGTACACCGCGCGCATCGGCTACGACCTGACCGGCCAGTACGTGATGCAGTACGAGGACTGCTTCTTTCTCAACGACGACGCGACCAACAAAGCAATCCCGCGATCCTACCAGATTGTCCACCAGATCCGTGAGAAGTGTATCAGCTTAGGCATCGCTCCGCAGGATCTGGCAATCGACGCCACCGGTGCCGGTTCGCCGCTCTGCGACGTTCTAGCCGGAGAGTGGTCGGACGAGTTCCTGCGGGTGCAGTTCGGCGGGAAGGCCTCCGACAAGCGGGTCAGCATGAACAGCAGACTAACCGGCGAGGAGCTTTACTCCAACCGCGTCAGCGAGCTGTGGTTCGTCGGAAAAGAGTTCCTGCGCACGAAGCAGATCAAAGGCATCACCTCGGATCTCGCAAAGGAAATGACGAGCCGGAACTACGAGATGATCAAGTCCGGCACGTTGCGGGTGCGCGTCGAGCCGAAGAGCGAGCTGAAGAAGCGAACCGGATCCTCGCCGGACATGGCCGACGCCGCGTTCATCACGCTGGAGCTGGCCCGCCAGCGCCACGGCTTAGTCGCGGTCGACCCGCCTAAGAATCAAGAGCTCGGCATCTTCGGCCAGAGGATGCCGCGCACGATGCGGGATCTCGATGTCGTAGGCCGCTCGACGCACAGCCAGATGATCTACGACTAGCCAGTGTTTTTGCTTGCTATAAGGAGGGTATTTTTTAATAATACCGGCAGTCTTATGCCTGATCCTAACTTAGCCTCGTACGCCTTTAACCTTATTAGTAAGTACGAAGGATTTAAGGACAAGCCGTACCGCGACAATAACAAGAAGAAGTGGACGGTCGGCGTCGGCACGCTCATCGGCGACGGATCGGATGAGGCCTACCAGAAGAGCCAGTTCTACAATAAGACCATTGATAAAGCAACTGCGGAGTCGCTGGCCAAAGCGGACATCGAAAAGAAGATCGGACTCGTGAGCAAGCTCGTCGGAGAGGATACCTTTAGCGCGTTCTCGCCGGAGCTCCAGTCCCATCTCGTAAGCGGGGCCTACCGCGGCGATATCACTGGATCACCTAATACCATTGCCAAGCTAAAAGGCGGGGACTTCAGCGGCGCTGCCAAAGAGTTCCTCGACAGCGAGGAGTACCGCAAAGCAGCTGCGGCGAAGTCTGGCGTAGCAAAGCGGATGGAAGAGCTGTCTGCTACCATTGCCGCCGAGAAGCCAAAGGTCGCACCGGCAGCCGCGCCTAAGAAAGCAGCCGAACCTCTGCTGGACTTCAGCTCCGCCGTCGAGGCAGCCCTCCTGAAGATGGAGAAGGCCCGCCCTACCAGTTGAAGTGGCAAGCCCAATAGCGGGCTGTCGTCTTGTCATTCGCCGTGTCGCAGTTCATGCGGCTCTTGAAGTTGGCGCGCCGACCGGCATCCTTGTGCTGCAAGTAGTCCTCGTAGCCGCGCTGGCCAAACTTGACTTTGCGGATCTTGTCGCCGTCCTTTGCTAGCACGACGTACTTCTTCTCGTCACCGGCAGGCGCACGCTTCGGCTTGTTGAAGCCGTCGTAGGTTTCGCCACGGACTTGGATCTTGCCGCTCGGCAGGCGCTTGATTTTCACAGCCACACCGGTATCCTATTCCGGTATCCTGTATCCTGCAAGCCCAAATAGCTACCGGATGCCGGAGGTGCGTACCGGATACCGGATACCGGATTCTTTTTGCAGATCTGCCTCCGGCCAGCGCCGCCATTTTGGATGTGGGATTGTGTGGGATTTTTTGTGGGTTTGTGTGGGTAAATGTGGGAATGGGAAAGGTGGGCAGGCCAGAAAATCCGCTCGGATGACACTTCGTAGGTCCCCCACAAATCTGAAAAGTTTCTGGAAAGGCGGTAATTCAGTGTAATTCAGTAATTCAGTTCGTAAAATTGAAACTGAATTACTGTATTACACTGAATTACCTATTAGGAGAAAACTTTATATACTCTTCCTGAAGAGGTTCAAACGGTCGTTTGATTTACAGCAGGCCTCCGGCCATCGGCGGCCCGCCGGTGTGGGTTTGCCCGAACCGGTCACATGACCGGCTATGCCTATCAATTTTTTCTTGTGCTCCTGATCTATTTTCTATAATCTTCCGCATAGTCCTATGGCAAACGAAGTTCCTATGTTCAGTAGTCGGCGCGAAGCTCGCAACGCCGCCCGCAGCCAGAAGGCCTATCTCGACGAAGTGAACAAGCCGCGCGGGATTACCCGCTACGAGGACGGTCCCCGCATCCCGAGCTTCGAAGCCCGCCGTGAAGAGACGGCAGCCCTCCAGAGAATAGGCCGCGCGAAGACCGCGACTGCCGCCGGTTACGTGCCTGATCAGGTGGCTGCTGCTACCGGCAGGCTGCTTCAGGATCGGCAAGCCTTTGCCGACGACCTGCGCAAGAACGGCGGAGCGCTCGACGAGGAGACCCTTAAGCGTGCCGGTGCGCTTGACCTCGACAAGAAGGCTCTTTCGAGCTTCTTCCAGCGCGAGGGCATTAAAGCTCCTGTGGCTGCGTCTACGGCGTCCGCACCTGCTTCGGCTACCGCGGCACCGGCGAAGGCTTCTAGCTCCACTACGGCAGCTCCTGCGCTTAAGAGCGCTATGCCCAATGCCGAAGTTCTAGGAGATGCAGCCCGAATCGGAGCATCCGTTGCCCGCCTCGCCGGAGTTAGCCCTTCGACCATCGCTAAGTTTACTAGCCCGATCGACGCGGCGACTAAGAAGGCTGCCGCACCTGCTCCTGCTACTCCTGTAGCTACTCCTGTCGCTACTCCTGTCGCTACTCCTACAGCAGGCTCCCCACTGCCCCCGAAACGCTCGAAAGGAACGATCAATGGCCTACCGGCGGACGAGTACCTGCGCCGAGGCTACAAGACCGGAATGGAAGCCTACTACCGAGGCGAAGGCCCGAAGCCGTTCTTCAACGAGAAGACAATGGGTTCCCGCTGGAAAATCTAAAGTACTTGTATGGCCTACCCTGACCTGATAGCGGATGACGACGAGCTTGATCCAATGACGTTTGAGAGGGATTTCGTGCCCCTCAAGAAACAGTTCTTTCAGGACGTCTTTTCAAACTCGCGCTTGTCTGAGAGTCAGAAGCAGAGGCTGTCCAGCGAGTTCTCAGCAGGCATTGACAACGCCTACGGCGCTTCGCGCAAGCCGGTGGACGATGACATCCAGTCACGCCAAGGCGCTCAGCTGCGCGACCTGCAATTCAAAAGCTCCCTTTTCTCCTTGCAGAAGAGCCGCGAGGATGCAGCCCGCGAGCGCTCCAACATGGAAAGCCTTGCGCCGATTACGCGTGAGCTCGACGCGATCATCTCCGACCCGAACATGTCGGCAGAGGACAAGGCTGTCGCTCACGCTCAGTGGGGTGTGCGCAACGCCGGACTGCTGTCTATCAACAAGCCTGCCGCTCTCGCGTACGACGCCTCCAAGACCGGCATCATCAAGAAGCCGCAGGAGGCAAAGTTCACCGTTGCCAACGCGCTGCAGAGCGGGGCAATCCTCGAGGATCTCGTGGAGGAGTCCAATAAGGCCGGTAAGCCGTTCAATCCTTCGGACATCAACGCAAACGTCGACCCTTACGCTTTCAGCAAGAGTCTGAATAAACAGAGGCAGCGCGCGGCGCAAGCGGCATACACGACCAAAGAGCAAGACAAGGCGGAGATTCGCCGCGACGCGGAGATGAACCGCGTGTTCGACGCATTAGGCAGCGTCGAGTTCACCGATCCTAATGATCCGCTGTCCGAAGGCAGGCTCGAGTTCAAGAGTCCAAAGGGCAGCCTCGCCACCAACCGCACCGTTATGCAGTACGGCACGGAGGAGGAGAAGGCCCTATTCCGCAAAAGTAAGACCGATGCGGATAAGTTTAAGGTTGCATCCGAGGTCGCTTCGCGTCACTTTGCAGCTAAGTCAACTGTATCTAATCCTTCTGTAGCAGTATCCTCGCTATTTGAAGAGGACGAGTAGACCCAATAAAGTTTCCAGTATAACCCCACAATAACCGCTATGCCGGTTCAGGTGGTCGGCCAATCAATGGCGGGCGCGCTGAATAAGTATAGCGCAACAAAAGCCCCACTATGCCTGCCGACGTTAAGAAGTTCTCCGATTGGTCGTTAAAAAATACCGGTACTCCGGAAGACCAGCTCAAAGGTTATGCCGACTATGTGCGCGGCACCTATTATAAAGCAGGAGAGTATACTTCCGATGTTGAGCAAGGTCTTATTACCGGCATTGCCGGAAAGGCCCGCAAGCTAAAGCTGATCAGCGATGACGCGAGCGAGGAGGACCAGACCAAGTTCCTCGACAACACGCTCAACGTACGCCAGTCAACTGACAGCGACGCCCGTTTCATCAAGGACTACTACGACCTGTCCGACTCCGCTGAGTTTGATAATCCGGAGGAGGCCGCTGCAAACGCCTCGCTGCTGCGAACCTATCTGGCACGCAAGCAAGCCTATCCGGAATCCGCCGTCGAGCTTGAAGAGTCCGTCAATGCCCTTACTGCAAACAAGGAACTCTTGCAGAAGGCAAAGGTTTCCGCTGTTGATCGCGGCGAGCTTAGCGCTGTGGCTTTCGAGGACAAGGATGGCAAGCGTCAGGTGCGCATGGGCTTCGGAGTTGACGACGGCGTGCTTCGCAGCAGTTTCGACACTTTGCTTGCTACCGGAGCTATTCGTTCGTCGGACATTGTGCCGATGCTCGAGTCATCCTCCAAAATCGGCAGCGCCACGCGGAACGACCTACAGGTGCGTGACGAGTTCAACCGCTTCTTCGAGCAGGAGCTTGCCAGCGACGAGGCCTTGAAGGACGAGTACGACGGCGCTCGTACGTGGAAGTCGCAGGCCGACCGGAACGCCAACGAGAGTATCGGGGACGCGGCGTTCCGCAAGACCGGAGAGTTCATCGGCGGAGTTGTCGACCTCGGCGTCGACATGTTCGGCGGAGCCTACAATTTCGCAAAGGGCGTTGACGAAAAGGTTACCGGCGGGGTGCTTACAAAGATCGACTCCGTCATCAATCCAATCGGACACAACGTCGGGGAATACTTGGGCAAGAATGCCGCCACTCCGGACGCAAGATCCGCCACAGCCGGAGACCTTGACTCCGTCAAAGACAGGATGCGCAACCATAAGGCGCTGCGCACCCGCTTCACCTCGGAGCAGATTGACCGCATGGTAGACGACCGTCTTACCACAGATGTGGGACCGACGTACGACGCCGACAAGCCGGAGACCGGTATCGCTATGGACTCCTTTGGCCTGCCGGTTCTCGCCAATGAGGTGGTTATCCGCGATGAAGCGTTCAACGCAGCGGTAGCGGCCAAAGGCCTTACGGAGGAGCAGACCGCCATTGCAGCAGCGCGGCGCGAGTTGACCTTTGAGAACCAAGTGCCGGATCTTAAGAATCTGATCATCGCGAACGTCGGCGACGGAGCCGATCTTTTCAGCAATGCGAAGGCCGAAGGGAAAGACGATAAGACTTTCGTAAAAGAGTACTTCAACAATCCGGAGAACTACAGCAAGTTCCAGAACACGATGGAAGGACTCGGCATGGCGTCGTTCAATGCGATTGCCCAGATTCCTGTTGCCGCTGCGGCGATGCTCGGCTCGGAGAGCGCGGCCAAAGCAATGCTCGCCATCCAGAAGGACGACGAGCAGCGGCGCGAGTATGCCCGTATTTTTGGTGACGAGTTTGGCTTAGGCCGCGACCTCCTTTACATGGTTCCGCAGCTGGTCGCCGATATCGGCTTGACCGTTGCGACCGGCGGAGCTGGAACCGCGATCAAACGCGCAGCAACGGTGACGGCTGACGCGGTGGCAAAGCGACTCACCCTCCGCACCGCACTCGGAATTGCAGGCCGCGCCGCTATGGAGTCTACGGAGTCCGGCATTGCCAAAGTCGCTGCCGCAGCTGCCGGTGAAGCTGAGATTGGTGCGGCTATCCGCGAGGTCGGAGAGTCCGTTGTAGGTAAGCACATTGCCAAAGCCGAAGCCGGTGCAATTGCCAAAGCCGAAGCCGGTGCAATTGCCAAAGCTGGCCCTGCCGGTGCCTCCGGCGTTACAGGCGAAGCCGGAGAGACCGCAGCCAAACAGAGCAGCCGCCTCGCCCGCACAGCTCCGATTGCGGTCTCGTCATTTGCCCGCAGCACCGCTGCCTCCTATGGCTCGATCTACTCGCAGCTGCCGGAGGACATGTCGCACGCCGAAAAGAACCGGCAGGCCATTCCTGCGGCTATCGCTATCGGCACGATGACCGCTGTCATTACGGCAGGCATGAGCTACTTCGGTGCTGGCGGACTTGAAGATCTCGCTACCGGACGCATCACCGCTGCAGTCGCCGACGATGTCGTCTCCGGCGTTGCAAAGACAGGCCAGCGCCTGCTGCGTCTAGAGGACATGAGCTACCGCCAGCTGCGCTCTGTCTACCAGAGCGTGGTCGGAAGCTCGAAGAAAGTAACCGACAAGGCGTTCCAAACTGCCCTGCGCAAAGAGCTTACCGCCGGAACTGTCCGCTTCTTCAAGAGCGTCAGCGGCGGTTCAATCAGCGAAGGAATCGAAGAAAGCGTCGATCAAGCGTTCCAGCTGAAGATCGAAGATGCCGCCCTTGACCGTAAGACGCCTTTTGCGCAGCGGGCCTCGCAGATCTTTACCGCCGGTTTGATGGGCGCTATCGCCGGAACCGGTGCCTCCGTCTTAGGCGCTGCCCGCCTGAGCGACGTTGACAAGTCCGCAGCTTTACGCAGCCGCGACTCGTTGCTTGATAGCGTGGCGGAGCGGATGAGCAAGACCGGAAGTCCGGCAACGGCGGAAACCCTTGCACAGAAGATCAGCGACTCGAGCAAAGTAGCCGTAGCTGCAGGTGCCAACGCCGACGCCGCGAAGGCCAATGCGGTGTCCGTAGCTGCAGGAGTTGTCGACCACGAGCCGAACGGAACACTCGTGGACGGAGACCTGAACTTAGGCGACACGCGCGCCCTTGCTCCGGTAAGCCTGCTGCTCAACGATCTTGTGGGCCGACGGGTCTTCTACAAAGACACCGCCGGTAAGATCGAGCTCGACGAGGATGGCCAGAACGTGGTCTTCAAGCCGACCAAAGCCATCGAAGGAATTAAGGCTATCCGCCTCGGCAGCCGCATGCAGAGCGCGCGTAAAGTCAACGTCAACCCGAAGTCGAAGACCCTGCCGGTACTCAACACAGAGGTCGACGGCATTCCTGCCGGTACGCCGTACACCCGCAGCAGTGACGGCAAGTTTCGTTTCGCGTTTCCTGCTAAAGCAGAAGGAGTCAATCCTGTATCCGTTATCCGGAACAAGAAGAGCGGGAGGGTAGAGTCAATCGTCGTCGCCGGAGCCAGAATGATCGGGTCTCCAGACCCCGCTAACCCCCACATCAGCGATGTGACGATCAGCGATCCTGCAAGGATGCAGCAGGCCGCCCGCTACTTTGGCGTCGATCTCGAGACCGGCAAGCCTGCCGCTGCTGGCAGGACGGCTATGCCGAAACAGGAGGAGCTTGCCTTCATGCAGCCTACCGGTCCGGTGGCAATTCCGTTCACGACTAGCAAGTGGGACTCGAAGGAGAAGGTCAACAAGCCGGTCACCGGCGAGGCGCAAGTCGTCAACGTCAATGGCCGGATGATCACGGTCCGCCGGATCAACGGCGTTGCGGTTCCGTTCTACCTGCACAGCGCTCCTAAGCCAAAGAGCAAGGCTCAGGCTGAGGCCCAAGCCAGAGGCCCGCAGTCCGGTAAGTGGTATCCTTTCTTCGGCATGGCCGAGAACGGCTGGACCAACCAGACCGGTGACGCGCAGGCCGCTAGCTACTATGACAATGCTGAGTTGCGGGCAGTGGCAGCGGAACTCGACAAGACCGTCGGTGACATTCGTGGCGACAAGGATGTCCAGAAGACGAAGCTCTCGCCGGAACTTGTCATGTTCCTCAACCGCGAGCTTAGCGTCGAGCCGGTCGCGGATGCTTCGTTGCAAAATGCCGCAGTGCTTAGCCGCAACATCCGCGCCGCGTTGGGCAAGATTGCCGGAGGCGTCAAAGCCGAACCGCAGGAACTGACGCAGCAGGATCTCGGATTGGACATCGAGGAGAATCCAGACGTCGCTGCTGAGCCGGAGGTTGCGGCGAAGCCAGCCGTTTCCGGTATCCTGTCTCCTGAACAGGAAGCCGATATCGCGGCATCTTCGAAGCCTAACGCGGCGCTCGAGGCCAAAGTACTGCGCCTACTTAGCGACAAGTTGATCAGCGAGCAAGAGGCCGAAGCCGCGGTTGCCGGAGTGGTCAAGAAGCACCACATCGCGAACCTCGTTAGCCTGAACGTCATCACTGAGCCGCAGTCGAAGTCCTACGAGAAGCCGGTCTTCCGCAAGCGCATCGAGGATCGTGTCGCGGCTGCCGTCAAGTCCGGAGTCCTGACCAAAGCAGAAGGCAACGCCGCGATGATGGCTATCTACGGCGAGCCTGCTGCTGCAGCTGCTGCAACGGAAGCTGAAGTGCCTGCCGCCGAAGCCGAAGCCGGTGCCGCTACGGTCGAGCTGGATCCGATCGCTGCGTTCAGCGCCAACGAGACGCTCGCGATGATCAGCGAGATGGCCGACCGCATCGAGGATCTCGACTCGTCTGACTACGATGAAGTCCGCAGCTTGTTCGCGCCGGAGTCCGCCGAGAAGCTCGCCGGTATCGAGAGCGTGTTAAGCCGGATGCAGGCTGCTGCTATAGCTTTGCCGGATACACAGAACAAGCTGACCACATCTCTTTTGTCTAAGGCCTCGCAGATCGAGTCGATGCTTGATACCGTCCGGTCGGAGGTCGAGTCCGAGGCACGGTTCTCCGGCGAGGAGTCCCTCGAGGAAGAGATCGACTTCAACGATCTGCCGGAAGTCGATCCGGAAACCGGAACCCTTTATTCGGCGATCACGGTTCCGGCTGCGGATGGCGCGCAGCCTCCGGTGACGCCGGAGATGGACAGTAAGTATCTCGCTGCTGTTGAATCCGGAGACATGGGTCTGGTGCAGCGGTTGGTCAATACTGCTGCAAGGGTTGCTGGGTTTATTAGAAACCTATACACCGCGCAGAACCCCGACAGCCTTAGTGGTTTTGATTTCAGAAGAGTCGGGCAGAATGAGAATGGTATGGCCGCCCTAGGCCCCGCTATATATCTGCTGGACGACAAGGACATGACACAATATGTCTACGGAAAGCGCGGGCCGGTTCACGATATACTGTTGTCTGAAGATGCTTTCATCATAGACATACTATCTAGAGACCAGACCCACTGGGGGGAAGTTACTCGGAGACTGGACGCCGCAGCCATCGAGGCGGGATACGATTCGTACGCTGACATGCCGCGCACGGGTGTGTCGAGTCTTAGGGATGGGCGTGGGCCAGTTGGCACCTTTGTTAAACTGTTGGGTAAGAAACAGACCCGCGAGCTTTTCATTAAGCATGGAGTACATGGCTCCAAGGAACTCCTACCGTCCGGCGCGTATGAGTTCGGGATCTATGACCCGTCGAGGATCAAGTCCTCAGACCCCGTCACTCGTGACTCTAGCGGCAAAGTCATCCCCCTGAGCCAACGCTTTAATCCGGCGAGTGACGACATCCGGTATGCGATGACCAGCGGCGCTGAAGCGGAGTACAGCCGGATCATGGCCCGCTATGCCAATACTCCTAGCACTGCCGTCGAAGGTAGGCGAGTATACTCTCCGGTTGTTCGAGACCTGCTTGATAGACGCGCCGCCGGTGAAGCTATTCCTCGTGAGGTTTTGGCCCGCGCAGTAAACGAACACTTCCCTTCTAAAAGGGTAAGTGTGCCAAAGTCAATGGCAGACCTGCCATCACAAGAACTAGTACTTAGTACAGTAGATAAGGCTCAGCGCGCTAAACATATCAAAACCACCGAGGATCTTGCAAAGTCTGGAGGCCCTAAAGACGGCGAAAAGGTAACCATCCGGCAGGATGTGCCGTCTATGACTAGCGCAGGAATCGGCGTGGTTACGACGCAGGTATCTAAAGAAGGTACTCTATACCGCCCAGCCACTAAGATCCGCAACCCGAAGTTTGTCACCAACGAAAAGATCTCGGAGAAGATTGCAAGAGGTAGCGGGAAGGATCCGCACATCACCATCCGTGGCGAGTGGGTCGCTGACCAGAGCATGCCTGCTGATCTAGAGTCATGGACTCAGGTTGGCTTTAATCCTGACCGGCACTCGTATTACTATGAGCGCGGAACCGACCGGCAGGTAGTAGGCGGGACAGAGGCGTTCCAGATTGGTAACACAGTATTCGTAAAGGGCGCTGTGTACGGGGACAACATGAGCATGAGCTACGCGGTAACCGGCGAACCGGAAACCGTTACCCTTAATACCGATCCTGTACCATTCCTGAAGCAGGCCCTTCCGGAAGGCATGCGAATGGTCGAGAGGCCGGAGATGTCCGGCACTCTTGCCTACAGCGAGGACACGCCGGATGTCATCTACTTCAACAAGCGCCTGCTGTCTAACTCGCTTGAAGGCCTGACCGCCGACAACGCGCAGGCCTACATGACGACGCTCGTCGGGCACGAGGTGGCGCACGCTGCCTCTGCTACGGTAATGTCGGCACAGGATTACGACGCCTACGCAGCGGAGATCGGCGAGGCCGGACTCGACGCTGCCGCCGACCACTACTATTCTGTAGCCTATCCGGACTACGAGGCACGCCAGAAGGCGCTCGCACGCGACCGCGCAAGCGGGGCATTGACCGACCGCCAGCTCGCTGCCGAAGCGTGGCGCATGCAGCTTGAGCGTTCTGCCAGCGGCAGCACTTCCGAGTCCCATCTGCTGTTCCTTAAAAAGAACCCAACAATGATGCAGCGCTTCGTCGAAGGACTTAAGCGGTACATCGCGCGCCTCAAGAAGTTCTTCGCGCAAAAGCCTACAGCCGGCCTTGCCGCGCGCATGTCCACTGCGGAGCGGGCCTACAAGAAGATTATGAACGGCGGCTTCGCCGAGCAGACTCCGGCACCGGATCCGGTCATGTCGCACCATGCAGAGTTCTACGCCGCGATTACCGAAGGCTCGGAGCAGAGCGAGTTTGAGCTGCAGGTCAGCTCGCAGAACGGAGCGGAAGGCAAGCGGTTCATGGATCGCGTGCGCAAGCGATTCGACAACTTCATCGACCTGCCGAAAGGCGCGCGCGAGATCTTCAACGACCTGACCGGCACGCGCTCGCGCATGGAGCTGATGGCGAACAGGTTCTACACGAACTTCAGCAAGCTCGGCAAACTCGCCATCGCTGCCGACGTTCCGCTTCAAACCATCCGCGACGCGATCGGAGACAGCTCCGCGCCTATCAGCAAAGCAACGATGAAGGAGCTTGAGAAGCAGGTCGACGCCTTTGCGGAAGGACTCAACGCGGACACGATGACGACCTTCGAGTTCGACTCCGCCGTCGAAGGCGAGCGCAAGCGATTGATGCGCGACGCACGCAAGGAGCACAACACCGCCGCTGAGGCCAAATCGGTTGCCGCTCGGCAGGCTCTTGCCGACGCCGGACACGTTCAGCTCTCCGACTTGATCACGGACTTCCGTGCGGAGATCGACCAGTTCAGCGCACGTTTGGGCTACGACGAGGCGACCGGCGTTTACATCACCCGCACCTACCAGTTCTTCACCACGAAGGGCTGGGTTGCGGCGGCAAGAACGAAGGGCTCAGGCAAGCAGACCTTCAACGGTCGCACCTACGACTTCGACGCGATGCGCGCAACTGCGGCGGAAGCCTTCGAGGAGGCCATCCGCGCCGAGGCCCTTGAGAAAGGCGACACGATCTCCAACGATGAGGTGCACGAGGAGGTTGTCAAACGCCTCGACGGCATGCTCGAGTATCTTGAGCAGCAATCGATCCGCGGCACCATCCAGACCTCCGGCTCGATCAAGAAGGATCTCGCCCGCTTCATGCCAAAAGGAGAACTCGACGCACGCCTGCGCGCGCTGATGGGTGAGGTCGATGACCCGCTCGTCAACCTGCTCACCACTTATCGGAATGTCGGCACTCTTGCAGCGAACTCCAAGTTCCTCGAGGTGATGGGTTCCTCCCTTCTGGACTCCGGTATCGGAAGCCGGACTCAGGCTGCCGGTACCGTTCCGATCTTCGGCGGCAAGGGCAATCCGGCCTTTGCTCCGATCGCCGGTATCTTCGTGGATACTGAGGTTGCCCGAGCCATCCAAGCGGCTACCGGATACAACGGACGCTTCGTCCTGAGCAATACGCAGGAAGCCGTTGAAGGATTGATGAGTGGCTTCGGCAAGTTTGTCGGCTGGTCGATCGTCGCGAAGACCTTAGGTTCGGTCGGCTTCTACACGCGTAACGCCTTCTCCAACCAAGTGGCGCTGCTCTCGTCGGTCGGCATCTCTCCGATCAACAAGCACTCGAGCTACTCGTACAAGCTCGCATCGATTGCCAACTTCCTCGGAAAGAAAGGGACTACCGGCGAGATGGTCGCGGAGGTCGCGGAGCTTACCGAGCTACAGGTCATTGCCGACAGCTCAACGCGCAAGCTCATGCAGGAGTTCCTCTCCGGCCACAGCGAGTCCGACCTGAACATCGTCGACGACCTCATCACCGCCGCGGTCGAAGGTGACTCGGCTCTTGCCGAGGAGCACACGAAGACCCTCATGAAGAGGCTCCAGATTAGCGGCGGCAAAGCGCTGGACTTCTTGCAAGGCCTCAACGGCGTGATCGACGACGCGGTGAAGATCCAAGTCTTCAAGCACGAACTCGACACGCTCATCGAAGCCTACAAGGACGACCCGCGTGTTGCCTCCGGCGACGTCGACCGCATGATGGAACTCAAGCGCGAGGCTGCCAACATCACGAAGCGCACGATGCCGACCCACTCGCAGCAGTGGGACATGGTGCGGGCTCTTAACCAGAGCATGATCACGAAGCTCATCTTCCCGTTCGCACGTTGGAAGACCGAGGTCATTCGTACAACGATTGGCAACTACCGCCAAGGCGTCGAGGAGATCAAGTCGAAGAATCCGGTACTGATCCGGCGTGGCTGGCGTCGGATCAGCTCGGCGACCGCTGTTATCAGCGTAGGATCGATGGCTGCGGCGCTGGCCTACACCGGTCTCTACGGTCTCATCGGTGCAGCGAAAGCGGGCTTGGGCTTCGGCGACGAGGAGGACAAGGAAAAGGAAGGCGGCGAGACCCGTGAGCTCACCGTCGCGGAACGCTCGGCGGTGCGCAAAGGCCTGCCACTCTGGCAGCAAGCCCACCAGCTGTTCATCCGCTCGGTCGGCGGGGATCTCCACATCATCGACATGTCCTCGATCATGCCGCACTCGATCTTCACCGACCCTGTCGCGCTGATCATTGAGGATCTCCGAGCCGGAGACGGCGTCAATCCGGAGCGCCTCGTTGACTACGTGAAGAACAACCTGATCGGAACGCAGATCGCGACCGGTGGGGTGCTCAACGCGATCACCAACACGGATGACTTCGGCAATCCGATCGCGGTGTCCGGCGAGCCGCTGCATGAGCAGGTCTACAAGCTCACCGCTCATGTGTTAGGTAAGACCCTCACTCCGTCGGTGGTCGGCAAGGTCACGCAGATGTTCCGCACCGGAGAGGATCAAGCCTTCGACATCGTCGTCGGCGAACTGACCGGAGCGCGCATCGCCATCCGCAAGAAGGAAGACGTTGCCGTATCCGGATTCCGGAACCTTGCACGCCAAGCCAACGCGGTTAGCCAGCTGCGCTATCCGGTCATGTCCGGACGCTACGCCTCAGAGGAGGATGTCGCCGACGCCCTAAACTCCGCGCAGGATGCTTCAAACCGGATCCAGTCGCAGGCTGCCTCGTTTGCCGGAGCAATGCAGAGCTTAGGCCTCAGCCGCGCTCAGCTGGCCCACAACGCGAAGCGCGGTCAGTTCAGCAAGAACGCCCTGCGCTACGCGCTGGTCGGGAAGAACCAACGCTGGACGATCGACAAGCAGGATGCGATTGGCATCGCCAACAGCCTGCGCTCGAGCAAGGAGCAGGACTTGCAGGAGCGCCTGACCTACATCCGCAACGCGCTGCGGGCGATGCCGCCGGTGATCAGCGTGGCTGGAGAGAAGTAAGTAGGCAATAGATAACCAAACAAAAAGGCCAGTTACCTATAAAGTAACTGGCCTTTTGTATTAGCGTTAGTGGTTAAGATAAACTATCAACGCTCAGCTATGTCGCGGATAATATAGTAAGCCGCCATTGCAATAGGCGCGAAGAAGAATAGGAAGCAGGCAGGAATAAGAAGCATAATAATATTAGTTTAGTTTAGTTTGTATTTGGGTTGTATCAGGCTTTGGACTTAGTAGAGCGGGACTTCTCAAACGCACGCTTCAGTGCGGCAAGCTCTCCGTTGCTTCGCTCGCCGAACCACCGCATCAGGTGGCCGCGCTCTGCGAACTTAAGGAACTTGCTGCTGCGCTCGGCGCGCTCTTGCTCGATCGGGTCTACGTTGTCTTGCGGGTCTTGCGGGTCTTGCATTGTCTTTGTGTCTCTACTGTTAAAGGTCTGTATGAATTAGTTAGGCGGGCTTGCCTGTGAACTTGAGCTTCCACCGATCGGCTACCTGATCGACCATCCGGTGGCTATATACAGGATATCGGCGAGTGTCGTTGTAGCTCGGACGGCACGGGCAATCCGCCGAGGCGATATGGTCGCAACCTGCATCGCTACCGGAATCCGGAATGGTGTGCAATGTGAGCTTTGTCTTTGGCTTAGGCATAGTGGCTTGTTTTATTTAGAGCTGTAGGAGTAGGCGCTTACAGGATGGCCGCGCTGAGGAAGTCGTGAACCTGCTTAAACACAGGATGGGAGGTCGGTTCCTCCGGATCGCATCCGGCGGCGACTAGGATGGACTCGACGAACGTGTCGCGCAACGCCTCGGCCCGCAGCGGGGCGGACGAGCAGCGCAGGCTGATGCCGTTGACGTAGGCGGTGATGATCGAGCCGGAGCGGGCAGGCTCACGGCGCAAGCTGATAAGGGTAGCGCCGGTATACACCTCGGCGGTGCTGTCGTTCTTGCTTGGGTTCATGTTGGTGTTGGTGTTTGGATAGGTGTTGGTGCTCATGTCAGTTAGGTTGTATGCTATCAGTGAACGGTTGTATACTCTTTATTTGTTTTGGTTTGATATACAGATGCTCTGTATCATTTAAACATAGTCAGTCCACTTGCCGCCGTCGTACTGTACAGCCTCAAGGCCGCGCGCTCTGCGAGCGTCGTCGATAAGAGACTGTGAGCGGGAAGCGCGCGCTGCCGCAAGCGGCTGTGCCAGTGACTCGCGCCACATGCCGAGACTATGGTCATATGCGTTATGCTTGTAGCCGTCCCCAAATAGGTATAGTTCAGTTACACTATCGCGGGCGTCCTTAATTGCTTGGGTCTTTGTCATATTGTTTGTCTTCTATTGTTGAATTTAAGATTAGTTAATCAGCTAGGAAACACCGCGCTATACCAGCTGGTTCCTTGTTCTGTGTAAAGCTCCAGAGGATCAAGCGCGGCGACCATCTTATCAATGGACTTGTAGTCCTCTTGATCGTACGAGAAGGCCCGCCCGATAGGGCCGCTGTGGCAGATGACCAGCTCGGATCCGAGGCCGTAGTTCTCACCGCGCTCGCGGTGCCACTCCTTAGGCGAGTAGAACACGCGCCCGTTGGCTTCGGTCAGGCCCATCTCGATGAGCTGGCGGACGATGGCAACGTAGGCCGCAGCGCCTTTGACACTCAGGTTGTCCGGCATCTGGAAGTCCGGCCCCAGTTCCGCTATCTCGTCGAGCAGGTTTGGAGTAACGAGGTTGGCCACGTTGGCCAGTTGGTCGAGGTCTGTTAGTTCTTTGATCATATTGTTTGTCTTCTATTTTGTTTTGGTTGTTAGGTTGTATACGAAATCAATCTTCGTTGTCCGGTTCGGAGTAGTGCGGCAATACATTGACCGGATGCTCGGCGGCGTAGTGGCTGGCTACCTTCTCCAAGTTATCCCACGCCCCCTCGGTGGGTACAAGGCACATGGTGTTTGGTTCGTTAGTGGCGTAGTATGCCAGATCTTCTACGGCCTCCTTGAGTTTGAAGTAGCGGGCCTTCCAGTCGATGTTAGTCTCAGCGTTAGTCGTCATATCTTTGTATTCTATTTGTTTTAGTTGTTACGCGTTAGTCGGATGAGGCAGCGTCGGCCTTCTCTCGTTGTTGGGCGGCGATCCTCTGAAGGTCTGCGATGAACTCCCTAGAGTTACGCCCCCTGCCCTTCAGCTCGCGCAGCGCGTCTCCGTAGGCAGTGCTGTTAGCCCGCTCGGTGAAGATCGGGAGTAGGGCTTTAGCAAAGCAGGCTATGACCATGGATGTCTCGGCGTTGGTTTCGTTTTTCATGGTTGTTATTTGGGTGAAAATGCATCCTGCATGCGCCCAATCCACTCCTCGGCCCATTGGCACGCGAGCGCAGAGAACTGGCTGGTTTCCGGGGTGTCGCTTGGGCGGATCGCTAGGAAGAATCTCTCGGCGGGGCGGCTAGCGTTGGGCGCGAGCGAGGGGATTTCGTCGGGTTCGCAATGCGCGGCATTGGCGAGCGTCCCGACGAGGCAGCAACACGCGCCAACGTATGTTGACCCGCTAATGCGCCCCCCTTTGATTGCATCGATGAGTGCGGGAACCTCTCGCGGTGCGGATGACAAGACCGCCCAGATGTCGTCGCGGATCGGTGCCAGCTTAGCCTCGGACAGGTCAGCGCCGGACAGCTTAGCGCCGGACAGGTCAGCGCCGGACAGGTAAGCGTCGGACAGGTCAGCGTCGGACAGGTCAGCGCCGGACAGGGTAGCGCAGAACAGGTAAGCGTCGGACAGGTTAGCGTCGGACAGGTCAGCGCCGGACAGGTTAGCGCAGAACAGCTTAGCGCCGGACAGCTTAGCGTCGGACAGGTCAGCGTCGGACAGGTTAGCGCCGGACAGCTTAGCGCCGGACAGCTTAGCGCCGGACAGGTCAGCGTCGGACAGGTTAGCCTCGGACAGGTTAGCGCAGACCAGCTTAGCGCCGGACAGGTAAGCGTCGGACAGGTTAGCGCCGGACAGCTT